GCCCGCGGTCAGCTCCGGCACCGCAACGCCGAGCACCTGGTCAAGTGCCGGGCCTGCCACGCGGTCTACGAGTGGGACGACTACCAGGACAACCTCGCGCCGGGCGAGCAGTGGGAGCGCTCGGCGTGAGTTCACCGTCGAAGCGCCGCCACCTCACCGCGCACGACCTGCACCGCCTCGCATGTGACGCAGATCTGGTCACGATCCGCACGGCCGCCGCAGCGGTCGGCGTGCACCCGGCGCTGGTCCGCCAGTGGGTCACCGGCGGGCACGTCCGGTTCGGTGTCGTCGACGGCCGGGTGGTCGTCCCACTCGAGGACGTGAGTGTAAGAGAGCGCGCCACGAGACAACACGCGCGCCGCGCCGGCGGTCGACCACGCCGAAAGCCGCCGGGTGCTTGACCCGGCGGCTCTCGTGTTCAATAATCACCTACTGCAGTAGGACGACTATGCCTTCGAGCGGGCGCCTCCCTCGATGAGCACGAAGTCCGGATGCCACTGCACCTGACGCCTACGACCGGCCACCTCGACGGTCACGACGGGTCGGGATGGGCGTCCGAGTTGGTCGCGACGATCCTCGATGGCGAGCACGGGCACGTAGTTGCTGAGCGCAATCCCCCGCTCGTCCGAGTAGAGCACGCTGACGTTCATCCCGATCTTGGGCTTGCGCATCACGCCACCGACTTCTGCGAGCGGGTCCAGCACCAGCCCCGGCTAGCTGCGGCGTCATAGCCAGCGATGTGTCGGATCGCTGCGCGCTGCAGGCCATCCAGAATCTCGCAGGCCTCGGACTCCTTCCACCCTTCGTGTTCGCACGTTGATAACGTCTGTCAAGAACGGCGGCGGGGTGATGATTACATGACGCGCCCCAAGAACCGCCACGAGCCCGACCCCGAGGCCCTCGAGCGGCAGCGCCGCGCCCTTGAGCTCAAGATCGCCGGCGCCACCTACCGCGAGATCGCCGCCGCCCTCGGCTACCGCGACGGGTCCGCGGCATACAAGGCCGTCCAGGCCGGCAAGCGGCTCGGGTTCGTCGAGCCCGCCGCCGAGCTGCGACAGCTCGAGTCGGACCGGCTCGACCGCCTACAGCGCGCCGTCTGGACCAACGCCGTCAAAGGTGACCTGCCGGCCGTCAATGCGGCGCTCAAGATCAGCGACCAGCGCGCCAAGCTGCTCGGCCTCAACGCGCCGCAGCGCACGGACGTCACCATCAAACTTGACGACCAGCTCGCCGCGCAGGTCATCGCTGTCCTGCAAGCCGTGCTCGGTGACCCGCTCCTCGCATTGACCCCCGATCAGCGCATCGTCGCCGGCGAGATCGTGCCCCGTCACCTTCGCGCGGTCGGTGCCGCCACCGAGACCGACGAGCGACAGGAGCACCGGGAGGGCGCATGACCAACTCGACCGTCCTAACGCGGGCGGCCGAGATGTGGGCGCTGTCCGCAGCCAATCGCTGGTCCACCCCGGGCGCACTAGCGAGGGCGCTCGATCCCGACACCCGGCAGACACGGGCGCTCGACCTGATCGACGCCGCCCTCGTCGACGTCGCCGAGGGCCGCTGCGACCGGCTGATCATCAGCATGCCGCCCCAGGAAGGCAAGAGTTCGCGCGTCACCACCGTTGGCGCGCTGTGGTTCCTCCTCCGCAAGCGGCACTGGCGCATCGCCATCGCGTCGTACTCCGAGGGGCTGGCCGTCACCTTCGGCCGGCTGATCCGCAACTACATCGCCGACCATCAAGGCCGGGACGGCACGCTCGACCTCGGCGTCCGCATCGCCGCAGACAATGGCGCCGTCACGGACTGGACGCTCGCGGGCGGCCGCGGCGGAATCCGCTCCGTCGGCATCGGCACAGGCCTGACTGGCAGGCCGGTCGACTGCCTGATCATTGACGACCCGATCAAGGACCGCGAGCAAGCCGACTCCGAGACATACCGAGAGCGCGCCAAAAACTGGTGGCGCACAGTCGGCTCAACCCGGCTCGCGCCCGGCGCCCCGGTCATCCTGATCCTCACCCGCTGGCACCACGACGACCTCGCGGGCTACCTGCTCGGCCAGCCGGACAAGGACCGGTGGCGCGTCATCAACATCCCCGCCCAAGCCGAACATCGGCCCGAGGCGGGCGAGTCCGACATCCTCGGCCGCGCGCCCGGCGACTACATGGACTCCGCCCGGATCGACGAGCGCACCGGCCTAGCCCGGACCTCGGCGCAGTGGGAGCAGACCAAGATTCAGGTCGGGCCGGAGACATGGGCGGCGCTCTACCAGGGCAGCCCGACCGCCACGACCGGCAACATCCTTCCCCGCGACAAGTGGCGGCAATACGACACCCCGCTGTGGATCGAAGACGGCGACGGTCGCCGCTTCATCCCCGGCCTGCAGGACCAGGACGCCGAGATCATCCAATCCTGGGACTTCACCTTCAAGGACACCGCCTCTTCGGATTACGTCGTGGGCCAGGTGTGGATGCGGCGCGGCGTCGATGCCTACCTGCTGGACCAGGTCCGGGCGCGTATGGACTTCACCGCCTCGTGTCAGGCGATGCTCACCATGTCGGCGCGCTGGCCGCAGGCGATCGCCAAGCTCGTCGAGGACAAGGCCAACGGCCCCGCGATCCTGAACGCCCTCCGCTCCCAGGTCGGCGGGCTCATTCCCGTCGAACCTGAGGGTTCCAAGGTCGCCCGAGCCCGCGCGATCTCCCCGCTGCAGCACGCCGGCAACATTTGGCTCCCGTCGCCGATGCTCGCGCCGTGGGTGGCTGACCTGATCGAAGAGGCTGCGCAGTTCCCGCACAGCAAGAACGACGACCAGGTAGACGGCACCTCCCAGGCTGTCCACCGCCTCCTGCTGGTGCCGATGCTCGCCGGGCAGACGCTCTACCCCGAGGACGTGCTCGGCGACGGGGTCGAGCTCGATTGGGTCGCCGATCTCGACTATTGAGGCGAGGTGACCGATGACCGCGCTCACGCCCGCGCCCGCCACCTCGACCGCTGACCTCGTCGAGGTCGACCGCGGCACCCTGGCCACACTCGTCCACGAGCACGAGGCGCTGATCGAGGCCGTGGGCGACTACGCCCGCGCAGCCTCCGGTGTCGCGGACATCCTGCGCCGCGACGACCAGGGCTGGTCCCGACTCGGCGGAGACGCCGAGGAAGCGATCGACCGCGAGCGGCTGCTCGAGAAGGTCGCCCTGGCCCGCGTCATGGCCGTCGCCGATCCGCTCATCAAGCGCGGCCTGGTCCAGCGCCAATGCTTCGTGTGGGGACGTGGTGTCACCATTCGCGCCAGCAAGGGCGACACCGACGGCGCGCAGGATGTCAATGCCGTCGTGCAGGGCTTCCTCGACGACCCGAGCAACCGGGCGACCTTCTCGGCGAGCACCGCGCACGCCGAGCGAGAGCGGACCTTCGGCACGGACGGCAACCTCGTCCTGTCCCTGATCACCGACCCCGTCACGGGCCGCGTGCAGGTCCGGCACATCCCGCTCGGCGAGATCGTCGACGTCATCACCAACCCCGAGGACGCCGCCGAGGTCTGGCTCTACAAGCGCGAATACACCGCCCGCGTCATCGAGCCCGGCACGCTGCCCTCGACCACCCGCACCCGCCGGGAGTCCCGCCGCGTCCTCTACCCGGCGCTCGGCTTTACCCCCTCGGTCCGCGCCAAGACCCTGGACGGCATGCCGGTCGAGTGGGACAAGCCGGTCATCCACGTCGCCGTCAATGCGATCGGCCGCTGGGGCGTGCCCGATGCGTATGCCGCGCTGCCGTGGGCGCAGGGCTACCGCGACGTCCTGAGCGACCTGGCCAAATACATCCGCGCCGTGGCCCGTCTCGCCTTCACCATGACGACCAAGTCCGCACGGACCGCCACCGCCGCCCGTGAACGCTTCGGACTAGGCCCCGACGGTTCGCCGACCGCGCCCGGATCGGGCGCCGGGCAGACCGCGATCATGCCGGACGGCACCAAGCTTGCCGCGCTCGGCCCGTCGAGCATCCGACTTGACGCCGACTCCGGCAAGCCCCTGGCCGGGATGGTCGCCGCAGCGCTCGGCCTGCCCGTCACTGCTCTCCTGGCAGACCCCGGCGTCACCGGCGCCCGCGCCGTCGCCGAGACGCTGGACGAGCCGCAGCGCCTCGAGATGGGCATGCGGCAGGATCTGCACGCTGACCTGATCCGCCGCGTCCTCGACCACGTCATCGATCAGGCGATCCGCGTCGGCCGGCTGCAGGGCGGGGCGCGCATCGATCCCGTCACCGGGCACCTGTCCTACGCGCTGGCGGGCGACCAGGACCGCGGCATCGACATCGACTTCCCCGACCTGTCGACCACCCCGCTCAAGGAGCTAATCGAGGCGATCGTCGCCGCAGACGGCACCGAGCTGCTCCCGCCGCGGGCCATCGCCTACGCGCTGCTGCTGGCGCTGCCGGGCATCGAGGACGTCGACGCCGTCATGGACGAGCTCACCGACGAGCAGGGCGCCTTCCTGTGGCCGCGGGAGCGGCAATCCGCGGCATACGACGCCGGCCAGCCGGCACAAGGGCAGCCCGACCCGCAGGCCGACGACATAGCGGCCTAATGGCCGTCACGCACCGCACCCTGGCGATCCTCGACGCGATCCGCCTCGACCTCGACCGGCGCATCAACGCCGAGGACCGCCTGATCGTCGAGGCGTGGGCGCGCGCGTGGGCCGAGCTTCGCCCCGCGTGGTCGGCCGCGGTCGACCGGCTGGTCCTGATCCAGCAGCAGGGTCGCAAGCCGACCCGGCGCGAGGTGTCCGAGGCGCTGCGAGCCACCAAAGCGATGGTCGCCACCCAGGACGCCATCATCGCGCTAGCGCGCGAGCAGGGCGCCCGGATCACGGCGACGCTGCCCGACCTGACCAAAGCGGCCAAGCGGCTGCAG